ATTTGTTCTTTGCAACACTCCGTCCAAAGGAGCGGTTTGATGTTTCGGGAGAGCGGCGGAATTAGCACGCAGGCTCTACCCTTGCATTGCTGGAGCGATGGCGGAGTCGAACTCCACTTCATATCTACACATCAAACGTCCTAGCCCGACTGATTGTTGGGAGGAAAAGATCGAGAAGAGCAGCCATGCAGGAACGGAAATATTAGCAAGCGTGGTAGCTGCGGGATTATTCTTCACAACGTACCATCGGAACTGCGCACGGTTGGGGTCGTATGTCACTAAGTTCGTTCGATCCCAAACGGATGATTTCCGGTTGCCCTCGGTTTGCAAGATGTTAGTGCTTGTGATAGACGCAGGGTTTGCATCATTCTCATCAAACACCATGACCAACGTAACTTGCCCGGGGGTCGTGGAAGCACACACTGGTTCATACCAGCAGTGCAATGACCGGAATCGGTAGCGGCCATAATTAGCTCCAATTTGTTGGAGCCATGGAAGGAAGGAGGATGCGGCTGATAGCGGAATCGCTCCAACTACTTCAGTGTTGGCCGTGACGGAGGAAGTGAGGAAAGCCATTGGCTCCTCATTGCACACCGTAGTTATGCTTGATCCCCCTCGTCTACCAGTTGTTGTTCTGGGTCCTGCAACGGGGGCTCTAAAACTCCGAGCTACTGGAGCAACCTGCGTGTTCTGCATAACAGATCGTTGGCGAGGTTGTCCGGCGCGTGTTGGGCGGCGGGATCTAGGCTTCTTCGCGGCATTGCCGCGGGGTTGTTTGGGTGCCATCTTACTCGTCAAATTTTGTCAGTGGAGCCAGTTGCACTGACGATAGATATTTATGAATAAGAGGCCATTTGGGAGAGGTTCCCAACTCTGCTTGCAAGTCAGCAAAGAGGGGAGTTTTGGTGCTGAGATACCTATAGAGGGTCTTTGGCCACGTGAGCAAATATGCCCCACCACTGGTCATGTGGTGGGAGCAGAATTCCACGCTCTCCAAAAGACCGTCATAATCGGTTGGACACAATTCGTACTCTTTACAAGTATGGCCGAGGCGAGCGTACTTGTCTTTAGCGTCTTCAACATAGCCCTCAACCGAGTCATCACCCATGGCTACACACCACGGAGCTCCAATAATTTCAGCCATAAGGCATCGGATCCTGGAGTTCATAGATGACGTAAGGTAAGAACCTGATTTCATGATGCCTGGAATCTGCTGCGCAATCAGCGTTCCATCAGACAACTGAAATAGGCTGAGGCTGAAACAAGCAAACCTATTGCGCACCGCTCTTTCGAGTCGTTCATTGTTTAGTAGGTGCGGCTCCATTAATTTCAGCCTCATGTATAACTCAGCTTCGAATTCCCATTCTTGAACGGACCAATCAAATCCTGAAATGTCGGCACAAGCCGCTTTCTGGACGTGGGATTTGGCTTTAAGGTCTGAGAACAACACCCGAACTTGCTCGTCTAAGGACAAGCCCATTCCGGGTTTCGAAGGAATCGCATGCCACATAGATATCTCATATCGATTCTGGTAGCCGAAGAGCAATCGCTCGATTATCTGGTCCGTTATGGAAACAGAAGAAATCAGGCGGTATCTTCGCTGCTTCATCTTCCTTCGACTGTGGGGCTCCTGCTTAACAAATAACCTAACTGGATCGCAGTAGCCGTTCTCAACGAGATCAACCGCTGTCGCGTTATTCAAGTCTACTCCACTAGATAGTAGCATGAGTCGCTCATAGGCGCATTGCACCAGCATGCGGTCGTGTTTGTCTATTAGCTCTCCATTTGTGGCAGCCAAAGCCGCGAAAGGGACACCAGGGGACGAATCCCTCTTGATCTCCTCATGGATAATCGTATGGAGGCGTTTCTTTAGCTCCACCTCATCCCAGTGGCGCAAGACTGAATCTACTGGCGCCCTCGGGTATTTGAGGAGGAGGCGGTCACACGCTGCGATGAGCCCTGGAGGGGCCGGTACTGGGTTGTGGTTTCCTGCTTGGAGGAGGAGGGAGGTGAGCTCAGCTGCTGACCCCCTCTCCGGCCACGAGTAATCGTTAAGCTCTGGGAAGGACTCCTGCGCCGCCTTGAGGGCGGCGGAGATGCCTGAGGCGCCACACTCCCGGAAGCGGACATTTGAGCGTCCAACTTCGTAGAGAGGCATGCCAGCTGGCTTCCTATTTTGCTCATGATTGTATCTTCCAAGCGCATCGCCATCTCGTTGAAGCGTTGAGCCAGTTCCTCCTGGAGCTGAACTTGATGGTCCAGCAACAGGTTCTGGGTCTGCTGAGAGGCGGATTGGGCATCCTCCGCTGCCAGAGCTACGTCCCCCATTAATGATTGCATCTCGTTCAAGCGAGGCATCAATCCTTGATCTGGTGTGGGGGGTGGGTCCGGAATCAACTCCGAGCGAACCGCTGGAATCGGCGGCGTGGAGGAAGGCCCCAAGGGGGTCACATGGGCGACCGCACAAACGGGGGGCTCCGAACTGATACTGGGCAAACTCGCGGACATGTCCAAGATAGGAGTCCGGCGAGGCGGAGGGAGGGTTGGTGAGGAAGCGAGCACTGCTGGCTCCGACACGGGAGTTGAGGGGGTCGGGACTGTTGCCGACCCCCGCTGGCAGTTTAAAGAATCGCCGCTCTCGAGATATGACTCATCGAGGGAAGCTGCGAGGAACTCATCTGCCATTTCACTCCATAGTGGCCTACCGGATGATCTTAGTCGCGCCTCAATCTGTTCGTTGGTCTCAGAGGGCCGTTGGAATTCAGTCTTAGTGAAACGATAGCGCCCCAAACCGGCAATATCCAGCTCGGTGACGCCTTCTCTGAAATCCATTTCCTCATCTCTGATCTCGGTAAAACCCCGAAAATTCTGCTCCGATTCGCGACGGGCGAATATTGGGAACAGGATAGTAGCCAGGTTAGATTTCCCGATAACGAACGCACTCTTATGCAGCCCTATTATACCCCCTTGCGAAGAGTACAATGGACTACCGCTCCAGCCAGGCTGGGTAGTAGCGGTATGTACAAAAGAGCCAGGTTCCACAGAAGCAATAGCAAGTCCAGAGGAGCTATGCCACCCTCCGTCATATCCATAAACGGAGATGGTGGTTCGAGCAGTTGGAGGGGTCTTTACAGTTGCCGCTCCAACGCCCAATTTGCTCCAAATGGGTGTCTCTACTCCACCTACATTGAGGTTGAGGCCAACGGCGTCAAAAGTTGAATGAATGTCTCCGAACACCGCAGTTGCCTGCGGGGGGATGGCAATCCTCATTAATACGCCGTCCTTGTTTTGCTTACAAATATATAGGTTCCCACCACGAGATTTCCTCGCGGCGGCCAGAACATGAGCGCAAGTCAGTAAAATCGAACTGTTCTGATAGTTGACTCGAGCTCCGCACCCCAAATGCGTGCCATCCTCAGATTGCAGGGCAACCAATGATGGCGGCTCTGTATTCTGGGCGACCGGCGATACGATGCTGTAATCCACAGCGGCTTCTTCCTTCCGCGAAATAAGTAGCGCTTCGGGTAGGAATGAATACCACTTGGGATTCACCATGACATCGATCCTAACGCCAGCGACGGTCACATAGCCAAAGATGGCTGTCTGACCCTCAACTGTCCTGGTCGTAACCTCACCTTCCAATGTTAGATAGGCGGGTTTCTTCTTAGTGGGGGCGGGTTCTGGTTTCACCGCAATATGCTGAATAGTGCGGCGTAAAACCCAATCTGTGGTCCTGTATAGCGACCAAAATATTCCACATCCAATAGTAATCACTGGACGCGCAACCCACATCGCAATTTGTGAAAACACGCGCAACGCGCACAAACACATGATCAATACGAGCCATTCCGTTCTTCCCAAGGATGTGAGGAAGTGGAGGAACTCGGATGGGGTTGTGGGGGGGAGCATCTCAAACGCGTCTTCC